ATCGAAGCCCCTGTCCTTTGCTTCGTTCTGAATTCTGAGCATGTCTGCCATGTGTCTCTTCTCCTCTTTCATCCACTCCCGGCGCAGGGCGCTGAGTGGTGTGCGGGGGTTCAGTCGGCCGTGACAGGGCGCCAATAACGCCCGCTGCGAATGCCGCTGATGGTTGATGTCGAGACGCCGTACAGAAGGGCGAGATCGACTCTATCTGCCTTGCTCTGGAAGATGTGCCGCGCCTGATCAGACGTTAGCTTCGCCGCAGGATGCTTCTCGCCAATCGCCGCAGTCCCGTGAGCGACCGCATCGTCAGAGTTTTCCTTCGGGGTCTTCCAGCTCATGTGAGTTGGAGCCACGCATGCCGACGATCCCTTGCCGCATGAATGAGCCGCGAAGTGCTTGGGCGTCTGCGGCTCGCCATGAACCTTCAGGCACACAAGACGTGAGACGCGCTGGTTACGGCCCTCGAAGAACATGCGCCCATAGCCTTTGGCGTCAGTTGCGAACGGCCAGGTAAGGCACTCGGCGCCGGCATACGGCAGAACCACATCGCGGAAGAACTTCTGTGCCAGCGGGTTCATGCGCAGGCCTCAATCCAAGCGTCGATCTCGGCCTTGATCTCTTCCAGAGAGCGATACTCAGGAGAGACGCGAGCGACGAAGTAGCCGTCTTCGCTCTGTTCGATCTCGTAGCCGCGATAGTTCATCTCGATCTCCGTTGTTGAGATCAAACTTAGCGACCGACTGAAATTCAGTCAAGCAAAAATTTCGCTTTGACTGAAAATAGTGCACATGCTACCCCATATGCATGGCAGCAGCGGACTTTCTGAAGAAGCGCGATTCCTGGCTGCGCGCCGTTGTCGAGGATCGCGACCTTTCGCACTCGACGGCGCGCGTTGCGGTGCATATCGCCATGCGGATGAATGGCAACAAACAGTCCGGCGCGTGGCCCGCAATCGACACCATCGCCAAATCATCTAGCGTTGGAGTGCGTTCTGTGTTGCGCGCTATCGATGAACTGTCCGGGCTTAACCGGAAAACGGGCGAATGGACCGGGACGCGCTATCTGACCGTGGAACGAAAGCGCAATGTCGGCAATAGATATTGGCTCAATTTTTTTTGGGAATAAGCGCCAAATTGGCAGTTATATAAGTGCCACCGTGGCACATGAATAACGGAAAGCTGAATAACGGAAAGCTTCTTTTTTAAGAAGGCTCTGGCTTATGAGGAATAAGCACTGACCGAGAGTCAGTTATCAGTCCCGGTTTTCCTGAAAGTCTCAAGGATACGAACGGCCTGAATTTTCGCCGGCTGATCGAGCGTTTCCCAGATGGACCACATACCAGCATTCGGGTCTGGATCATCGTCCTTGCTCGGCGGCTTCCTCATGAGCAAGTCGGCCGGCTCGCGCCCAAGAGCGTCCGCGATTGCCTCCAATGTAGGCTGGCTGTAGCCCTGCTTGAATGTCTCAAGCTGCGAGATTGTCGAGACGGCCACGCCGATGCGCTCGGCGAGCTGCTCTTGTGTGAGGCCAGCATGCTTCCGCCACTCCTTGATGAAGTGCCGGCGCCGCTGCGGCTCCTTGAGCCTGGATTTAACCCTTGTACCCATGCCCGACATGATATTCGAGGCCCCAATCGGCCAAAACGCCACCTGACTGAAAAATAGCGCTTGACTGAATTTCGTTTTGACTGAATATATGGCGCATGGAGCATCTCATCGCCTTTTTCAAAGCCAATCGTGGACAGCAGAAGAAACTGGCCGACGAGTTGGGGCTGTATCCCTCCACCGTTTCGCAGTGGAAGGACATTCCGCCCGAGCATGTTCGCAAGGTGGCCGATTTCACCGGCATCGCTCCGGCGCTTTTGCGGCCCGACCTGTTCAAGGGCATGGAGACCGCAGCATGAAGAAATTGCAGCAACCGTTTCCTCGCGGCCCCTACGAAATCCAGAAGATCGGCGACGTGGCGCGTATCGTTGATGCATTCGGCAATGACGTGATGCTTGAGCCGAACGGAATGCTCCGTCTTGTCGAGTGCGCCAACGCGCTCTCCAAGGTCTGGTTTCCGGGCAACCACGTACCGGCAACGGAAGATTACATCGAGAGATTGCAAGAAAGCCGGATTGAGGCTTGGCGCGCGCTCGGTCTGCCGGTTCCGCAGGTTCGACCATCGCTTGAGCGAGAGCAGTTTTAATGCCTCAGTATCAGCCTCTCGCCGCCACAGCAGGCCACTCCCAAGGCTTTCATGGTCTCCTTGATGGACGCCATGATCGCGGGCAGAGGCATTATTACCCGGTTTACGACGATGTATTCGTGCCCGTCGAAATTGATGGAACGCTGCCGCGAGAATCCCGTGAAGCGCATGGTTCCATCGCCCAAGTCTTCGGGAAGCACACCGGAAATGAAAGTATCCGGCACGATGGCCGGTTCGATCAATGCAATGCCCATGCTGGAAACCCCTCCAAGAGCCGCTTCTTCCACTCGGATCAGGGTCAGGCTGTGGCGCATCGCGGTGCAGCATCAAGGCTTCATGTAGAAGAAATAACAGCGATTTTTTCGCATGTTGAACAGCCGGTTAACGCTCACACCAAAGGCGCGAAACGACCGCAACCGATCCGCGATGCAAGCTCAAATGATGGTCTGGGGCGGACTATTTCTGGGGGCGTCGCATGATCTCCACCATCCTCATAGCCTGGCTCGTCCTGTCTATCCCCGCGAGCATTCTGGTCGGTTGCTGCATCCGCTTTGGAATGGGGAGCGAGTGATGGGCGGCGGCTACTTCTGCGCATTCCTGGAGACGGTCATCTGCACCGCAGCGGTATCGCTCTGGCTCAGCTCTGGTGCTGCCTATTTCATCTTCGTTGGCGGCGCGGCACTCGGCGCTGGCGCAACCATGGCCGCACTCGAATTCGAACAGCGCCGCCAGGCCAAAAAAAATATGGTGGAGCGCATCAATGCGTAGCCGCCGCGAAGCCGAGCGCAACGTCTGGCTGGCGGGAAGGGGGCTGGTGTGAGCGGCATCTATCAACAGAACGAAGGAAACCTGCGCATGGAGCATACGCCGCCAGTCGGAGTGCGTTGGCACGAATACGCCGACATCTTCCCATGGATAGAAGGTGAGGCGTTTCGTGCGCTGGTCGAGGATATCCGCAAGAATGGCGTCCTTGAGCCCATCGTCTTCCTCGACGGCGCCATCCTCGACGGTCGCAATCGCTACATGGCCGCGCGCGAGCTCGGCATCGAATATCCGCGCGTTGAGTATGAGGGCGACGACCCGCTCGGCTACGTCATCAGCCACAATCTCACACGCCGGCACCTGACTGAAAGTCAACGGGCCATGGTGGCGGCGCGGCTTGCCAAGTTGGTTCGCGGTGATTTCCACGGCAATCAGTCGGTATCGGCAAATTTGCCTACACCAACACAGGCTCAAGCTGCCGAACTTTTGAACGTTTCCGATCGCGCCATTCGCACGGCCAAACTCGTTGAGCGCGAAGGCACACCTGAGTTGGTGGCCGCCGTCGAAACCGGAAAGGTCAGCGTCTCGGCAGCCGCCGACATCGCCACCCTGCCGAAGCCGCAGCAGGCAGAAATTGTCGCGCGCGGTGAGAAGGAAATCCTTGAGGCTGCCAAGGCCATTCGCGCCGAAAAAGCTGTCGCCAAGCGCGAAGAGCGTCTCGATCGCATCGCCGAGATTAGCAAGGGCAACAAGGATCTTGCCACCGGTGTTCGCTATCCGATCATCTACGCCGACCCGCCGTGGCGGTATGAGAATCCGCCGATGGGCGGCACCAATCGCTCCATCGAAAACCACTATCCGACCATGACGCTTGAGGAGATTTGTGCTCTCCCCGTCGCCGAGCTCGCGACCGACGATGCGATGCTCTACCTCTGGGCGACAGCGCCAAAACTCGCCGAATGCATGCGGGTCATCACGGCCTGGGGCTTCGAATACCGGACCAATCTCGTCTGGGACAAGGAAGTCATCGGCATGGGCTATCATGCCCGCAACCAGCACGAGATTTTGCTGGTGGGGAAGCGCGGTGAAATTCCGCCGCCCGAGGCTGGCAAGCAGCCGGCGTCTGTCCACCGCGAGCGCCGCACCGAACACAGCGCCAAGCCAGAGTTCTATTATGAAATGATAGAACGGGCCTACCCGCAGCTTCCCAAGATCGAATTGTTCTGCCGCTCTCCACGCGAAGGTTGGTCCGTATGGGGAAACCAATCCGGGAGCGAAGCCGATGCTGCATGACTTCCGCAAATCTCTGGCAATGTCGCATGCGCAGGCGGACGCTGACTGGTGGCCGACTGTATATCGGAAGGCCTTCCCTTCATTCGATTCAATGTCATGCGTGAGGAATGATGGCTGGGCACAGCGCGGCGGAATTGACCGCGTGATTGTCCTAAAGTCTAGCAAAACGATCAGCGTTGACGAAAAGGTGCGGGCCAAGGATTGGGGCGATATCGCGCTTGAACGCTGGTCTGATCGCGGCAAACAAACGCCAGGGTGGATACAAAAAGATCTGGCGTGCGACTTCATTGCGTATGCCTTCATTCCATCTCAGCGTTGCTACCTTTTTCCCTTCCTAACGCTTCGGAAAGCGTGGCTGATCGAGGGTCGCCGTTGGTGTGATCTGGCCGAAGCCGAGGTAGGTGGATTCAAGGTCATCCTGGCTAAGAACAACGGCTACACCACGGAGAGCGTAGCGGTACCAATAGATGTTCTTCTCGCCCCGATCCGGCAAGCCATGATCGTCTCATGGGCTCGTGAAAGCGAGGCGGCATGATTACCTCCATGAACTCCCCGCAACCGCTCCGCGAAGAAGCACGGAGGAGGGTATGAGCGGGAATCCAGGTGATTGGGTTGCCGACCGAGACATGCTCGCTTTGGCTGCGGCTGATCCAAGCTTGTCGGACGGTGCTGTCCGCTGTCTCTGCTTGGCCCGGTTTGGTGTGATGGACCCAGAAGCTGCCGCTTGGGCTAAATCGATCGCTCACAAGATCAACATCGCCGCTCTCTCCCAATCCCATCCCCAATCCCCCAACACGGCAGACACCACCAGCACAGGTGAGGCGTCATGAGCTACGACTGCTACTGCGATTACGATCCGCCGAAATTCTACCAATCGCGCATCGTCAAGGCTCGCAAACCGCATGTCTGCGACGAGTGCCGCCGCCCAATCGGCCAAGGTGAAAGCCACGAATACGCCTTCGGGACATACGGCGGAGGCGAGAGTTATTCCTCCCGTACCTGCAATCATTGCCTCGCAATTCGCCAGTTCGTCGCCGGCAACGTCCCATGCTTCTGTTGGGCTCATGGGCACATGCTCGAAGACGCCAAAGAGTGTGTTCAAGAAGCTTACTTCCGAGCCGCCGACGAGGTGCGCGGCCTCGCCGTAGGGTATCTTCGGCGTGTCATAGCCGGACAACGCGCTTCGCGGTAAGCGAGGCTCAACGCATGACATCAATCCCATCCTCCAGGGCGTGTATCAGCGCGATCAGAGCGAAGCCAGGCGAGGCGCAACGCTACTTCAATGAAGTGGTGCTGACGTACGAAGACAATGAATGCCTTAAGTGGCCATACGGCAAGACAGGCCAAGGTTACGGCACCATCGGCGTCAATGGTCGCATGAAGTATGTCCATGCGCTTGTTTGCGAGCATATAAAAGGTCCGCGCCCTACGCTTAAGCATGAGGCGGCTCACACGTGCGGCAACGGTCATCTCGGATGCGTGGCTAAAACGCACGTCGTTTGGAAAACGCACGCCGAAAATATGGCGGACATGAAGGTTCACGGCACTCAGGCTGTCGGCGAGCGGCATGGTCGTTCTAAAATTACCGAGGCCGAAGTCCGCACTATACGTTCCCTTGCCGGGATTCAAACTAAGAAAAGAATTGCCCAAGTCTTCGGTATTGGCGAGACCCAGGTTGGCAGAATCCATCGTCGGGAAACTTGGGGATGGGTCGAATGAGTTCATCACAAATCCTCTGGAGCGTCCGAGTACGGTCGCGATCTGTCACCAAGGGCTTCGTCCAGAGCAGGGCAAGCGGTGTCCTTGCACTTCAAACTGGAACTGATCCCAAAACCCGTTTGCCCGCCCGCATTTCCAATTCCGTTGCTTATCCCCACTTCGGCAACGGGATCGCCGCCGATTCCTCCCCCTTGAGGCGGCGTAGACTGGCGGCCGGGAAGCTTGAGCGCGGTGGACCCGTGTTTGCGCTCGCTATCCCGGCCGCACTTTTCAGCAAGCCCTACAAGGGACCGTGTGGGTTGCTGATCTGCAAATTGCGCGGAGCGTTCCAGGCCCTCCGCAGCCTTACGTTTCTCAACCCGCTGCTCAAGCACCGCCAAGAGCCTCGCAGCGGCATCTTCAGTCGATTCCAGTTCTCGCCAGTCCTTCTGTGTTCGGTTGCTCATGGGTGCAACCATCGCAGAAGGAACGGACAAAGTGCTGTCAAAGGATGACAAGAGTAAGTCAATGAGTGACACGACGTTCATGCAGGATAACTTGCCGGAGGTTTTCGATCCTCGACGGTATGGGAGCGTCAAGGCTGCACAGATCGCAGCTTATGACTTCATGAAGGGGCGCGTTCAGAAGAAACTGAAACTCCGCCGCATTCGGCAACTCTGGGAGGGGAAGGCCTCCAGGGTGGACGGAGAGGAAAAGGACGCCTTGCGGCAGGCCAAAATCGAGGAAGCCCGGAATGAATACAAAGCCCTTCGTAGCCGTCTTGCGAGCCTTGAGGCCGCTCTTGCCGCAGTCGATGAGGATTTCCATGGCCCGCAGATGGACGCGTATCGGGCATCAGCGACTGGATTGGGCCGAAGCGATTGCCCCCGAAATCACAGGGAGTGAGCCGTGACGGCTTACTACAACGAGATCGACCCGAAGGCAGCGGCTTGGCTGCGCGAATTGATCAAGGCCGGACATATAGCGCCAGGTGAAGTGGATGAACGTTCCATTGTCGATGTTCGACCTTCTGAACTCGCTGGGTTCGTCCAGTGCCATTTCTTCGCCGGCATCGGCGTCTGGTCTTACGCGCTCCGTCGAGCCGGTTGGTCCGATAGCCGCCCGGTCTGGACCGGCTCCTGTCCCTGCCAACCTTTCTCCGCGGCAGGCAAAGGAGGCGGGTTCGCTGACGAGCGGCACCTTTGGCCACACTGGTTCCATCTCATCGGCGAGTGCCGCCCTGCAATCGTCTTTGGAGAACAGGTTGCTAGCAAAGACGCAGATGTGTGGATCGACCTTGTACAAACTGACTTGGAAGCTTTGGGTTACGCCTTCGGGGCGGTCCCGTTTCCGTCTGCGGGCATCGGCGCGCCAAACATCCGCGATCGAATGTATTGGGTTGGCGTCGGCCAGGCCGACGCCAACGGCGAACGACTTCAAGGGCGCTCCGAAGATGACTTACAGCGAGCGCGGTGGCGGCAGGAAGGGCGAGCGATTGGATGCGGCGACGGTGCATCTGTTGTCGGGTTGGCCGACACCCAACACGCCATCGGGCGGACCCAACGTAGCATCGACGGCGAAGCATACGGGGGGAATGGATTTGGACGGTGCTGTGACGTTAGCAGGCTGGCCAACTCCATCGAAGGCGAACGGGGACGGAGGCCAGCACATGGGCGTGGAAACGAGTTCGACGTGGCGAAGATCGAACGGGACCAAAACACAGGTGACGTTGAACGGGTTGGCAATGTTCGCTGGCTGGCCGACACCGATGGCGGGAACGCCAGCGCAGAATGGATACAACGAGGCTGGCAACACGGACAGTGGGCGCAAGACGGGCTTTCTGGTCGGCCAGGAGATCAAGGGGTCGAACATCGAGCCGATACAGGACTACGGACCAGCCCGACTAACGGCTTCTGGTCAAATCCTGACTGGCTCTTCTGCCGCGATGGAAAGTGGAGGCCAGTTGAATCCGGCACATTCCCGTTGGCTCATGGGGCTGCCGCCAGAGTGGGACGACTGCGCGGCTACGGCAATGCAATCAATGCCGAAGCGGCAATCGCGTTCATCGAAGCCGCCACGGCTCACGAAATTGTAGATCTGGAGGCCGCATGAAACCGCGCATAGCCACGCCCGAGGGCATCTACGTCCTCTCCAGAGACGGTTTCTACGAACCAGAACCCGAGCCAGAAGAGAAGCGCTCAGGCCTTTGGCTTGCGATAGGCGGGCCTATCCTGTTCGGGCTGGTGTGTGGGGCTGGGTTCGCTATCTGGAGCGCGATGCACTGATGAGCGAACACCAGATCCAGGTTTCGATCATCTCGTACCTAGATCGCGTCTTGCCGGCGACGATCCGAGCTGTGGGCGTCTCGAATAATCCCCGCTCGGCCATTGCAGGAGCCAAGGAGAAGGCGAGGGGGATGCGTAAAGGCTTCCCCGACATCCTGCTCACGGGTGCCTTCCACGGCCTTCTGGAGGTCAAGCAAGAGGGTTCATACCTCCGCAAGGAGCAGAAGGAGTGGCGAGACTTCCTCGCCTCCCAGCAAGTTCCAGTAGCCGTCGTGCGTAGCATTGAAGATGTCCGCGAGACATTGAGCGGCTGGGGCATCCGCACTCGGGAAGCCGCCTAGAAATTCGAGGGCGCCATAGCGCCAGTTGAGGGATCGATGAGCCTGGAAATCAAACACGCCATTCTCGACGTGCTCCTGACGGTCCTGGATGAGGAACATGCCATAGGCGTCATGGACCACCGCAAGGTCAAGAAAGTTCCTCTTACTGCCTTGGCCGCCAAGATTCTCGTCAAGCAATTCGCTCTCTGCGCCGATCCGAACGCGGCGGCAGAGGAAATGATCAACCGTGGATGGACCGGCTTCAAGGCTGACTGGATGCGCAAGCCTTCTGGGAAGGCTGGCCGGCGCACATTTGCAGACGTGGCAATGGATAGGTTCAACAATGGAGCAGCGGGCGTATCTCGAAATGACGCGCATGTTGGAGAGTTTTCCTCAAACGAGCGGCAACCCGGATCTGACAGTGAGCGCCTACGAATTGGCGGTCCAAGGCCTGTCCTCCCAAGCCATCATTGAAGCATGCCAGCGGTTCATCTCAGGGCTTGTCGAGGGACAGAGCATGGATTTCGCGCCGGCAGCTCCACGCTTCGCTCAGGAAGCCCGTCAGAGGCAGGAATACATCGACTTGAAGGCGAGGCCCAGGCTGCCGGCGCCACGGTACTTCCCTGGCCCGCTAGCGCCTTTCCAGGTGCGACAGGAGAAACGCAGAGCGGAGAATGCCGACAGGCCGGTGATGGAAGCCCATGTGCCGTTGGACCGCTTCATAGCCCTGTCGAGGGCAAAGCAACTGCCGACCGATGCAATCTGGGTGGCGACCATGGGAATTCTTGGACCCAGGGCCAATGCAGCCTGACGACTTAGACTTCTTTGGCGATTGGGGAGCCTGGGAAGAGGCAGAAGCATCATTTCACAAAAGGAGCCATATCGATGACAGCCTTGGCACGCCTGAGCGACGAAAGCGAATGGGGACTTACGCGGATCGAGTACGCGCTTCGCGACCGCCGGCGAGTGAGGGACAAGCAACGCAAGCGCCGAGCGGAATACCTGCAAAAGGTCGCCGTCCGTGAGCGCAATGAAAAGGGCCAGTTCGTTGGCCCCGAGCCTGTGGATAACCCCACGATCTGGCGACTGAAAGGCGAAGATATTCAGGAGCTTGGTATAATCGCGGTGCGTGGTTCGACCAAGCATTACACCAATGGCACGCGCGGCGGAAGAATTGGCGAAACGGAGACGGTTGTTTCGCTGCCTTTCGTATCGATCCTCCATGGGTCGCGTCTGGAAGCGGAGACACCATGAAGGCAACAACCAGAGCTGCGAAACTCCGTGCCAAGCGGGGGCGACCACGCATCGATGCCCCGCGCACACCATCAGGACAGATCTCACGCGCCAAGGAGGCAAACATCGAAATGAACATGCAGCCCGCAATCGACAGGCGTGTGCGTCACTACGGCATCCATGACACCAAGGGTGCATCGGCGCAGGTATTGGCGGGCGATCCTGCGTGGGGCTATCTCCTCGGCCGTCTGCTCAAGGACGGCGTAATCAACAAGGCGCAGCATGACGCCGGCAATCGCTATGCCGACGACATGGCCTCCTACTTCGGTCTCTCTGGCGTCCCGTTTCCGAGCGCCAAGGCGCAGAACATGTTCGCGGTGCGCGGCAGCTCTGGCGATGATGACGAGGATCGCGGCAAGCGGGCGGCCAAGGCCAGGGCCAAGATGACTAAGCTTCGCGATTTGTTGATGAACTGCGGCGACATCAACACCGGCCGGCGCGTGCTGCATACGGTCAACGCGGTGTGTGTGGAGGATATTGACCATCTGCGCACGCTTAATACCCCGATGAGGGCATGGCTGGTGAGCGGACTTAACTCGCTTTGCCGCTTTTACGAGGGTACTTGACTTCCGTGTCCGAATAGCCGATTGTGCAGGAAATGTTAAGTTGACGCTTTGCGTCGTGAAGCTCGCCCGGTTTTCCGCGCGGGCTTTTTTCATTTGCAGGTCTCGGGCGTCGCCTCAATAGGCATCGCTTAACGGGATAAGCGCTGACACCAAGAGTGGAGCCGCCTGCAAAGCCTTAGGAGAGCAAATGGACTTCCACCTCAGCATTGGTTGGTGGCTGCTGCCGCTTGCTATCACTATCTGCTTGTTCGCCGCACACCGCATGTATGGCCCCCGAATGGCCCCCGGCGGAGGCCATATGTTTCCTGATGCGCTCGGCGCGTTTTTAGAACTGGGCGGCTACCTGCTCGCTGCTCTCGTCTCGGTCATCGCTTGGTTGGTTTGGGCACTTCTCTGATGCTATTCGCGCCTGGTGCTACGGCTGGCATAATCCTCGGTGCGGTTGTCGTCGTCTGGCTGGTCAAGGGCGCTATCGCAAATGCGATTGGTCGCGGGCTGAATTGGTAATGCCTGAACCTCGCGCAATCACAGAAATAGCCGAGAAGGAAACAGCGCTGTTCCTGGCTGAGCAGGCGAGGCAGTTCGTGGACTGCGCCATCAACTTGTCCGCGTCTAGCATGCCAATCCCAGCCGTTATCAAGCTGCTCCGCGATCACATTGCGCTCCTCGAGGATTTCGGATGACGCTAATCCGCTCTCCGATCCATAGCCCCATACGGTCGCCGATATACAATCCGCTGGTGGGGAAGTGGGGCGATGCAGATCCTCTTGGCTCCTGGCTCCTCAACGCCACCTATGCCGACTATGACGCCCGCAAGCTCGACCGGCTGCTTCAGGAAAGCACCGGGCAGACAGCGGTAACGGCATCGGCTGATAAGGTTGGGTTGTGGCTAGACGGCTCACGGTTCGGCGGCAAGACACTGGCGCAAGTAATAGCGCAGGCCACCGAGGAAATTGACAATCCTACTTTTGCCAATGGCGGAAGTGGCTGGACCGCAACAAACTCAACGCCTGTGTATGGCGCAGGCCAGGTTGCTGTTACTGCAACTGCCGGGTTTGGTTTTGTCGAGACAAATCCGGGCGCACCCGCGGGATGGTATGAATTTACTGTCCCCGTTCTTAGTTTGACGGGAGGCACATCCGCCGCAATAAACGTTGTTGACAGCAATGGCACTACTTATGGCGGGGGAACCCTTCGAACAACGCCCGGTACATTAAAATTTACATTCTACAGTCCATTCTCGATACCGAGAATTCTCCTTCGATCTTCTTTATCCGGTACGACGGTAACGTTTGGAGCACCGAGCCTTCATGCCATCCCCGGCAATCACGGCTCGCAGGCCACATCTACCCAACGCCTAAACCTGCTGATCTCCGGTAGCCGCTACACCCTCACGGCAGACGGCACGGATGACAACTTGCTCAGCACCTATCTGGCAGGCTCGGGGGCCAACAGCATCCTCTTAGATATCGATGTGCCGGCCACCCTGTCCGCCTCACAGGTTGTTCTCGGCATGTCGGGCTCGGCAACAGCGCGTCTGTCTCTTGGCATCAACACATCGGGGCAGTTGTGTGCTGGTGTCGGTTCCGATGCGAATACAACCATTGTGGGGACAACCGATTGGCGAGGCACCCGGCTCATCGCCGCGCTCTCGACAGATGGTAGCACCGTTAAGCTTCTGTCCGCTACCGGCGAGGAGTACTCGGCGGCACAGGACGGCTCCCCAACGACAACCATCCCGGCCCGGCTTGCTGCGAACAACAACAACGGCACGGCCTCAAGCTTCTTCGGTGGCGGTGCCGCCCGCATCATCGCTGCGCAGAAAGCCTTGGACCTCGCTACGTTCAACGCCATCCGCAACCAGCTTCTGGCATCCTAGGGAGGCTCACCATGGACGACATCCAGTACATCGTATTCGCAATTCCCGTTGCCCACGCAGATGTGATGAACCGCGTCTGGAACCAGATCAACAACGACAGCGGCGACAACCTCTCACAGCGGTTCTCTGCCAACGGGCAGGAGCCGGCCTCGCATCTCATTGGCGGCCTGCCGATCGATGACGCCACCAAGGCAACCTATCCCTATTCCAAGACGGCAGACTTCACGCTCGATCCGCTGGGCCCCGCAGGTGCCTACACCCAGCAGCAGGTGGATGATGCCGTGACCGCGCTGGAAAGCGTGCTGCTCACCGGTCCCACGCTTGGAGAAGCCGGCCCGCAGGCGTTGGAGACCATCTGTACGCTCATGGGTATCCAGAGAATTCTGCTGGTTGAGTAATCCATCCCCCGGCAACCTCCCCTCAAAAGGACTCGAAACAGGAGCGCCATAAATGGCCACAGGAACCACAAGCGGTACTGGCGCCCTGACTGCGGTCGGGCCGAATTATCGTTTCGCGATCAAGATGGACTTCGGCACTGGCTCCGTAGACATCGAGGAGAAGATGCCTTCCGGCAGTTGGATCAAGGTCGTGACAGGCATCACCGCCGACTATTCCAACGTTTGGGAATCGCCTGCGATGACCACCATCCGCCTCAATGTGACGGCGCATTCTGGTGCTATCGAGTGGGCCGTCATTCCCGCCGATCTGAAATCCTAAAAGATCCCGCCAAAGAGCGGTTAGCCTGGCCCGCCTCGTGCGGGCTTTTCTCGTTGGTCAATCAGCAAAGGACAATCGACAATGACCACTCAGCCTCGCGGTTTCAAATCCATTCTCGGCAAGCGCCTTGGTCTCGGCGCGTACGGTCAGATCGCCACCCAGACGCCCTCCGGCGTGACGGACATCACCCCCAAGTGTGCCGATGCATCGATCACGGTAGCGGCGGAAGTCACCGACGTTCGCGCCATCACGATCCAGCTCAAGGACATTCACGGCAACGCGATCGACTACGCGGAAGTCGTGGACATCGTTATGCTGCTCAATGCAAGCGGCACCGATTTCGTGGCAACTGGCGGCTCGACGGGCATTGCCATCGGCGCATCAGGCAAGCTTCAGACCATCGTCGCGAAAAAGCGCTTCACGGCCATCTCGACCACGGCTGGCGTCATCGCGCTCACCTGGACGGACACCGGCACTGAGGCCGCGTATCTCGGGCTGGTCCTCCCCACGGGCCGCATGATCATCTCGGCCGCTCTCACCAACGCCTGATCATAGCTTGGAGGCAACAAGCTTGACCGTAGGAAGGCCTACCGACTTCAAACCGCAGTATGGCGAGGAAATCCTTCAGCTCATGGCAGAGGGACTTTCTCTCGCCGCTGCGGCTGCTGAACTCGGCATTCACCGCCAACGGGTATATGATTGGGAAGCCAATCACCCCGGATTTGCGGACACTATAAAGCTTGCCAGGTCGAAGCGGCAGCTATTCCTCGAGCGACGATTGCTCAAAGCCGAAGCTAGTCCAATCGTCACCTCCACCATCTTCGCGCTCAAGAATGCTGCCGGCGAGGATTGGCGGGACAAGCAGGAGCACACCGGCCCTGATGGTGGTCCCATACAGATCATCATCGAATCCAAGGACGCCGCCATCCTGTGACGTTCAAACTCACGCCGAAACAGGAGATGCAGCTTAATCTGATCGCCTCCGATGCCACCCATATCATGGCGTATGGAGGATCGCGATCAGGGAAGACATTCGGTTTCATCCGCGCCATTCTGATCAGGGCGTTGGCTCACAAGAGCCGCCACGCGATCCTGAGGTATCGGTTCAATCACATCAAGGCGTCCATCGTCTACGACACCCTGCCCAAGGTCATGGAGCTTTGTTTCCCTGGGGTGGGGGATAAGAGCAAGCTGGACAAGACGGACTGGTTCTATTCGTTGCCGAACGGCTCGGAAATCTGGTTTGGCGGCCTCGATGAGAAGGAGCGCGTCGAGAAGATCCTGGGCAACGAATACGCGACACTCTACCTCAACGAGTGTTCGCAAATCCCTTGGGCCTCGCGCAACATGGCGGTCACTCGCCTAGCACAGAAGACGCCGCTCCGGCTCAAAGCCTATTATGATTGCAATCCGCCAGCTATGGCGCACTGGACATATCGGCTCTTTGTCGAAAAGCGAGACCCTGACAGGCGCACACCTGTAGCCAATCCATCCAACTTCGCGGCTCTTCTGATGAATCCGCAGGACAATGCGGCCAATCTGGACCAGCGATATCTGGAAGAATTGCAGGCGATGTCGGAGTCGATGCGCCGCCGCTTCTTCCTGGGGCAGTTCGCGGATGCATCCGATACGGCGCTGTGGACGCTGGAATTGCTGGATCAGCAGCGCATTGTCGATGGTGAAGTGCCAGAGATGGCGCGTGTCGTGGTGGCTGTCGATCCCTCCGGCGTTGCGGGTGAAGAGGACAAGCGCTCCGATGAGGTTGGCCTGGTTGTCTGCGGGCTCGGACGTGACGGGCGCGGCTATGTGCTTGAAGACTTGTCGGGCCGTATGGCGCCGGCCCAATGGGGCGAGGCGGCTGTTTCTGCTTTCGTGAGGCATGAGGCCGACGCCATCGTTGCGGAAGAGAACTTCGGCGGCGCGATGGTAGCTGAGATTGTCCGCTCGGCAGGGGCAAAGCAAGGGATACCGATAGCTTATCGCGCGGTGAAAGCCAGCCGGGGCAAGGTGGTACGCGCGGAGCCCATTGCAGCCCTGTTCGAACAGCAGAAGGTTTCGCTCGTCGGGCTGTTCCCTGACTTGGAAGACCAGCTCTGCGCCATGACAACAGCGGGATATGTCGGCTCTCGGTCGCCGGATAGGGCCGACGCCATGATCTGGGGATTGGCATCGCTGTTCCCGGCAATGACGAAACCCGACTACGGCATCACCGGACGGCGCACGCCAGTCGTGACGCTGGGCCATTCCAACATGAAACGACGGAGAGCCTGAATGAGCGCTCTATTCGGCAAGAAGCCAAAGCCTGAACCGCCCACGCCAATGCCTGTGCCCGATGACGCACAAGCGCGAGCTGCCGACCTTCGCCAGCGCCAGCAGATCGCTGCGCGCACGGGCAGAGCATCCACGATGCTCTCGCGCCGTCAGGGCGCTACGGGCTCGGATGCCGGCACTACGAGCTATGCGAATAGTTTGCTGGGTCAGGCCGGCTAATCTATGGACACTCGCGCGAAGGAACTGGTCACGATCGGCGACAAGCTGTTCAAGCAGAAAGAGCAGTGGGATTCGCTGTGCCAGGAAATCAGCGAGAATTTCTACCCGATGCGATCCGACTTCACGCGCTCTCTCACGCTCGGAGATGACTTCGTAACCGACCTGATGGAGTCCTATCCGGTCCAGGCGCGAGAAACACTCGGCAACACCATCGGAGCTTTGCTCAGGCAGGGCGAGTGGTTCAAGGTCCAGACGGGCTATGACGAGGTTGACGAGGACCCGGCCAATGCTCGCTGGCTGGAATATGCCACCAATCACTATCGCAGGCTGGTGTATGATCGCAGGGCGAATTTCGTCCGCGCCACCAATGAGGCGGACCACGATTGGGTGGCGTTCGGCAATCCCGTTCTCTCAGTAGAGGAAAGCCCGGATCGCACGCATTTCCTGTTTCGGACCTGGCATCCGAAAGATTGCGCCTGGATGGTGAACGCGGTCGGCAAGATCGATCACAACCAGCGCAACATGCCCATGACGGCGCGCAACATGGTGATGCGCAGGGCTTGGGCCAAGAACCTGCACCGTGACATTACAGAGGCGGCGAAGAAGAACCCGGCTCAGGAATTCAAGGTCCGCCATATCGTCCTGCCATTCGAGGAAATCTATGGCGACGACAAGGCCAAGCGGCGCCAGTACAAGGACAATCCGTATTGCTCGCTCTACATCGACTGTGAGCATGAAGCCGTTCTGAGCGAAGGCCCGCTGCCGGTCTTCAACTACGTCATTCCGAGATGGCGCACGGTATCGAGCTTCCCGCAGGCATTCAGCCCGGCCACGATCAATGCACTTCCCGATGGGCGGATGCTGCAATCGCTCGCTCGCATCCTTCTGGAGCAGGGCGAAAAGGCCGTGGACGCTCCGATGTTCGCACGCGGGGAAATCTTCCGCGATGCCGTGAACCGGTATGCGGGCGGCATGACCTATGTAGATCTGGAGGCGGACCAGAAGATTCAAGATGCCATCTTCACCGAGCAGCCGTCGAGCGGCCTGAGCTTCGGCATGGAGATGAAGCAGGACGTGCGCAATCTCATTGCGGAAGCGTTCCTGCTCAACAAGATCACGCTGCCGCCGCAGGAGAAGACCGCATTCGAGACGCAAGCCAGGCTTGAGGAGTATCGCCGGGCCATCCTGCCATTCACCGGCCCCATCGAGAGCGAATACCATCTCCCGCTGCTGGACATCGGATTCCAGATGGCAATCAGGAACAACGCCTTCAACATCGATGAGATGCCCAAGGCGCTGAGCGACAGGGATGTGACGTTTACCTTCGAAGGCCCGCTGAATACCGCTGAGGGCAGGCAGAACGTCCAGGCGTTCCAGGAATCGCTCCAACTCGTTGCCGGCGGTGCACAGATCGACAAGTCGGTGGCAACGCTCATCGACTGGAAGAAGGCCACCAAGGACGCCGTGCGCGGCACGCAGGCGCCTGCCGACTGGTTCAACGACGAACAGACGCAGCAGGACGCCCAGGACCAACAGAGCACGGTGGATGGCCTCACACAGGCGGCCACAGCGCTTCAGGGCGGGGCA